GTTTGGAAAGTATGAAATGATGTAGGAGGTTATTATGTCAGACAACATCTATTTGGGTAATCCCAATCTGAAGAGAGCAAATGTAGCTCAAGAGTTTACTCAAGAACAAATACTTGAGTTTTATGCTTGTAGAAATGATCCAATTTATTTTGCAGAGAAGTATGTCAAGATTGTAAGTCTTGATGAAGGTCTGACACCATTTAAACCTTATCATTTCCAGAAGAAGTTAATTAAGAACTTCCATGAGAACAGATTCAATATCTGTAAGATGCCTAGACAGACAGGTAAGTCTACAACTTGTGT